TGCCTTTGGTGGAGAGGAGTTGACACCTCCTAAGTATGGTCGAGTGTATATCGCTGCTAAACCTAAAAACGGATCTTTCCTATCAGAATTTACTAAAAGACAAATATTATCATCTTTGAAGAACTATTCTGTAGCAGGTATAGTACCAGAGATTATTGATTTGAAATTTTTATATGTAGAACTTGATTCTTATGTGTATTATAATTCAAACTTTGTTGGTGATACTCAAAATCTAAGAACTGATGTTATAAATGCCATGAGTTTATTTGCGAGTGGCACTGAATTGAATAAATTTGGTGGTAGATTTAAGTATAGTAAGGTATTATCACTTATCGACAGAGTAAGCGATTCTATTACATCAAACATTACAACTGTTAGAATAAGAAGAAATTTAGTAGCACAATTGAATGTGTTTAGTCAATATGAGATATGTTTTGACAATACCTTCCATAGAAATGAGTCATCTTATAATATCAAGTCCACTGGATTCAATGTATCTGGTGTGTCTGGTACAGTATACTTCTCTGATCAGCATGTATCTGGTGATACAGGCAATCTTTTCTTATTTCAACTTGACTCCGACACTAATGTCAAAATATTATCTTCAACATTCGGATCTGTTGATTATAAAAAGGGTGAAGTCATAATTGACACAGTAAATGTCACAGGTACAGTATTATCAGATAATATTATTGAGATACAGGCGATACCACAATCAAATGACATACTAGCAAGGAAAGAATTATATCTACAGTTTGACGTATCTAATAGCAACTTCTTTATGAGAGAAGATCCAATATCTACGGGTGCAAATACATCTGGTACAAGGTATAATCCACAATCCAGTTACAGTAATGGTGCTAAAGTCAGAGGTGCTATCATTACGAGCACCGCAAGTTCCTCAAATCTAGTTGGGTATGTGAACGGTAATCCATATTATGGACCTTTCCACTTCCACCCCACCACTGGTAAGAAAATGGTTGGTGCTATCCATGTTTCTACTCCTCATGATACGATATACGCTACCAAGGCAGAGAGTTTGGGAATTGCTGCTGACAGTGCTGCCATAGATAGTTCGTCAACAACAATGACATCAACACCACCACCTTCGTCATCTTCATCATCATCCTCAAGCAGTAGTAGTGGATACGGATACTAATGATACAGACATCATTAACAAAAGTCAAAATAAATGAAATAATTGAGAGTCAAATACCAGAGGTAATTGACGAGGAGAATCCTCTTTTAGGTGATTTTCTAAAACAGTATTATATTTCTCAAGAATATCAAGGTGGTGCCATAGACATCGCTGAAAATCTTGTTGAATACAAAAGTTTAGATTTTTTAAACACAGAAAATCTTATTGGTTTTACATCAGTAAGTCAATATACGAGAGCAAACGACGACACAATATACGTTGACTCTACAGATGGATGGCCAAATCAATTTGGTTTACTAAAGATTGATAATGAAGTTATTACATATACAGGTATTGGCTCTACGTCATTTGAGGGATGTGTAAGAGGGTTCAGTGGTATAGAAAATAACAATAGAACCAATCAACCAGAATATCTAACATTTACCAATAGTGGAGTAGCAACTCACGGTGTGAACACTAGAGTTCACAACTTAAGTAATGTATTTTTACAAGAGTTTCTAAAGAAACTAAAGAAACAAGTATTATCAGGATTTGCGGAAAGAAATTTAGATGAAGATCTAAATCAATCAAACTTCATTAGACAATCGAAAGATTTTTATAAGTCAAAAGGAACTGAGGAGGCGTTCAAGATATTATTTGGTGCACTGTACGGTGAGAAGGTTGAAATGATTCAACCATCAAAATATATCATAAGTCCATCAGATGCTCAGTACAGAGTGGATGAGGTGCTAATATGTGAGTTGATTGACGGTGATCCACTCAAGATTACAGGTGAAAGTATTATACAAAAGACCACACCATTAGAAACAAGTGGTTCAATCACAGGGGTAGAGAGAGCAGTCTTTGGTGGTAAAAGTTTTTACAAAATTGCTTTGTCAAAAGGCACCATCATAGGTAAGTTTCAACAGATAGGTAAAACATTCATAACAAGGTCAGCACCTGTTGGATCTACCACTATTGATGTGGATTCTACAGTTGGATTCGGTAATACGGGGTTTATAGAGTTTGAAGATAGATCAATATCATATCTTGGTAAATCACTTACACAATTCACAGGTATATCAACTCTCACGTCACCATGTGGTATTGGTTCTACTGTTAGATCTGGTCTTGTTGCCACATCATACGAGAATGGTGATCTAGGACTACCAGTCAGATTCAATGTGCTAGGTGTGCTCAATAAATTTGTTGGTTCCGCAATCAATCAACAAGAAGATTCTGAGATCAATATAAAACAGCTGGGTAGAATAGAAAATGATTTGAGATATACCACGTGGATTTACAACACATCATCCACTTACGCTATCGAGAGATACACACTTAAAAGCACTAATAGTTACAACTTCAAACTCGCAGCAGCAAACTTCTCTCTGTATGTTGGTGATCAAATAGAAGTTATAGATCAAAATGATCCAGATAACAAATTAGATGGTACTATAACTTTCGTATTTGATAAGAATCAAAGTGACTCAATATCAGTCAGTGTTCCTACTCTTGATACTACAAAGAAGTATAAGTTAAGAAGAAAATTAAAAATACAGAAAGATAGAACAGCTGACGTACAAAACACATATAATGATGGGGTTGCTGTGCATGTTGCATCAAATAGTTTACCTCATTGGACTATTGACCCACAGAAGAGAATTAGATCATTTACAAATGTGGGTGTCAATACAAACACCGTCGAGATAAATGTGCCAGACCATGACTTTTATGATGGTGATCTTGTAGCATACTCTTCTTCAGGCATAGGCACACTTACCAATCTAAATGATGGAGAGTCATACTATGTCAAGAGAATCGATAGTAATACTGTCAAATTAGCATTTACAGGAGAGAACGTAAGAAGAGGTCAATTTATAACTGCCTTTATCAGTAATGACATAGGGGCACCAACATCACATACACTGACACCAGATTCACTTTTTGGTACAGACCTTGGTGCACAGAATATAATAAGAAAGTTTGGTGCTCCTGAATATGGTGATGTAAAAGATAAGACAGTGCAGGGTGGTGTTGGTTTATTTGCGAATGGTGTAGAAGCATATTCATACAAATCATCAGACATTGTATATTTTGGATCTCTGCAAGGTGTAGAGGTATTAAACACAGGTTCTGGGTATGATGTTGTAAATCCACCAAAATTGACAGTCACACAGGATGGACATGCAGGGACAGCAGCATCTGTGATAGCACAAGTAGAAGGAACTTTAGAAGAAATACTCGTTGATACTGAAGGTTTTGACTATGAAGAGACACCCACAGTAAAAATAATTGGTGGCAACAATACCACAGCCATAGCAAAGGCAAAGATGAAGTTTGTCAATCAAACTGTTGAATTTGATTCAACATCTACTGGTGGTGTGGTGAATACTGCTACAGATAGGTTTGTATTCTCATCACCACATGGATTCAAGAATGGAGAGGAGATTATATATCAAACTAACGGTAGCACAGGCATAGGTATTGGTATTACACCAGGTCTTCTGGTCGACACAGCACCTTATTTTGTTGTAAAAATAGACGATTTTCAAATTCACATTTCTGTATCAAAAACAAAAGCATTATCTGGTATAGGTACAATCGATCTTACCACTAACGGTGGTGGTTTACAAAGTTTCAAAACAACTTCTAGAAGACAAAAGGTTGACAAAATCCTAACAGAGGACGTTGGTTTATTTAAGAACAGAGAGGTACATACTAGCTCTGGTATCAATACATTTATTGATACAATCGTGATTCCCTCTCACGGATTTAATAATTCAGAAATAATCAAGTACACATCTACCGAGTCTGCCATAGGTGGTCTTACAAATGGTGGTGAATATTTTATTGAGAAAATTGATGATGATAGTTTTAGATTATCTGACAACAAGGAATTACTAACGTTTATAAGTTTGAATGATAATGGATTGGGGACTCATGTATTTCAAGATCCTCCAATATCAGTGGACATTAGTGGTAGACAAGGTATATCAACAATCAATGCAACTGCTACACCGATAATAAGAGGAAATATAACTGCGGTGCATGTAAGTCAAAAAGGTAGTGATTTTGGATCTACAGTCATAAATGACAATTTCAAACCAGTAATAGAACACACTGTTGGTGAAAAAGCATTCTTGCAACCATTTATTGTAAATGGTGGTGTAGATCAAATCATCATAAAAGATGGTGGTGAAAACTTCTTTAGTGCAGATATTATCATAGATGGTGATGGCACAGGATGTAAAGCAAAAGCAAATATAACAAATGGTACTATAACAAGTATTGATATTATAACAAAGGGTGCTGGATACACTCAAGCACAAACAACTGCCACAGCAAAAACACCTGGCCAAGGTGCTATCTTCTCTAGTGAGGTCAAGAAATGGACTATCAACCAAGTAGAGAGATATGCCAAGTTTGGTGACGTAAAAGATGATGATGGATTCTTGGAAACACCAAGAGATTTTGATTTAGGTAATCCTTATGTAAATTATTATGTGCCTCGTAATCTAAGAAACTTTTTAGGTGATGTGGGTCAAGATCATTCACCTATTCTTGGTTGGGCGTATGATGGTAATCCAATTTACGGACCTTACGCTATTGTTGATGGTAAGAAAAAGTATATAGAATCAAGTTATCGTAAGTTAGCGAGTTCTAGAGTTGACGGACCTAACATCAACATTTACCCTGCTGGTTTTTTCGTAGAAGATTTTACTTATGTAGAGGGTACTGGTGACCTTGATGAGCACAACGGTAGATTTGCTCCTACTCCTGAATATCCAAATGGTGTGTATGCATACTACACAACAGTTGATGCTATTGAGGTGAATAACCCCAATAGTCCTTTCAACAATGCTAGAACACCAGTATTCCCATACATTGTAGGTGACACTTATAATTCTAAATTACAAACTTTCAATAATTCATATGAATCTAATCAAGATCTAAATCTTCCTTCACTGGGTTTGGTAAGAAATACTGAACCATACAATATATCTGAGTATGAGTATGTGGCACAGGCGAACAAAAATACACTTATAAACTCAAAAATAACTCAAACTAAGAATGGTTTGATTGATAGAATTGACATAGTAACCACAGGTAAAAATTATAATGTTGGTGACAAATTAGTTTTTGATAATAGTTTGACGGGTGGTTTTGGTGCGATAGGTAAAGTCAACTTTGTTGAAGGTCCTGACATAACAAATATAACATCATCAATTACTGAAATAGAAGACATAGTTTTAGTTGTAAATGCGAATGGTGTCACGGGCATACACACAGGACCTATCGGAGTTGCTGATAATTCCTTTGTAGAAATAATAGGCATATCAACAAGCACTCACTCAAACCTCGCTGTGCGTAACGCAAAAATTGACCTTAAAGAAGTAAGCACAGGTCTTGGCGTATCAATGGCAAGTGTAAACAATACAGGTCTTACCACAAGTGTTCTTATCTCTGATTGGATACCTGATGTGATCAAGGGGTACAAATTTAAAATAAATGACATTTTACAGATTGATAGTGAACAATTAAAGATAATAAATTTTGATATAAAAAATAATAGGCTGGAATTACTTAGAGCACAAAATGGCACAGCAGGTGCTGCACATACATTTGGATCTACAATTACAAGACTAGAGAATGAATTTACATATCAATTATCTAAACCTGTCAATTTGACCACAAATGAAGATGTAGCATATTACTTCAATGCTGAATCAGTGGTGGGTACAGGTAATACTTTTGGTGTAGGTATTGGCACCACAGTGACAGTAGCTGGGAGAGGTGGTCATCAAATAGTATCATTCTTTGGAAATGAAACAAAAGACATATTCATACCAACAAGGACAATCTACATACCAAATCACCCATTTAGGAATGGTGAGAAAGTAGAGTATAGTCCAGGTGCAGGTACCTCGCTTACATATCAAACTGATGCAATGAAGAGAGTTGCAGGTGCGTTCAAGAGACCACTGCCACCTGAAGTATTTGTGCAGGTATTAGATAATAACTTGATAGGTATTGTTACATCTCAAACTGACTTAGGATCTGATGCCAATAGAGTAATGTTTAGTGGAAATGTGGCAATCGGTAATACTCACTTCTTCAAAACAAAAAAAGATATTGTCACTGGCACACTTAGAATAATTGGTGTTACAGCAACATCTAATGGTCACACATTTGAGAGAGGAGATAATCTTAATTTGACTGTTGTGTCTTCCGCAACCAGTTCTGTATCTGCAGTATATGATTCAGGGTCAAGGTATGTGAGTATAGGATCATCAATAAATCCTCCAATATCTCTTATTACAGGTGATACACTAGAAATAGATACATCTGACATATCACTTGAAAATACAAAACTATCATTCTTCTTAGATCAAGATTATAAAAAACCTTTTGTAGGCACAGGTAAATCTGCAATAGAAGTTATAAACACTGGCATACCTGGCAACGCAGGGTCAAAAACATCTATAAACTTTACTGATCGTGTGCCTGATGTATTGTACTACAAATTCTTACCTTTACAGAATACTAAAGTCATAGAAGTAAACAAGGAAATACGAGACTATTCTAAAATATTTGTAAACCAAAGTAAGTTTACAGGAAATCATACAATACTATCTAAAGATGCAAACACATTCAGTTGGAATCTATTCACAGTTCCTGAAAAGGTAGGATATACAAGTGAATCTCAAATTTCTTACATAACTAACTCACCAAGTGTCAGAGGCGGTGTTGCAAGAGTCCTATTACAGGGTGGTGGGTCTAATTACAAAGATATACCTCAAGTATCAATAGCATCTACAACTGGATCCTCTGCCAACCTCAAAGCGTTTGGAAGAGACATAGGTAGATTGGATGAAGTTCAATTAGTTGATACTGGGTATGATTATCCATCTGATTTGACACTACAACCACAGGCAGCAGTGCCACAAGTATTGTTTTTGAAAGATAATTTTGCTGTGGATAGTGTGGCAATTACATCTACAGGTAGAAACTATCTTACACCTCCTGATTTTGTAGTATACAATAGTAAGACAGATTCAATAAATCAAAATGCAGAATTTGAAGCAGAGATAAAGGGTGGATCTGTTTCAAATGTCAAAGTTATATTTGCTGGCGGTAATTTAAGTTCAGGTGATGTTGAATTATTTGCTGTGAATAATTCAAACGGTGTTGGTATCATAAGTTGCACATACAATGAACCAAACGTCACACTCAGACTACAAACACCTCTTACAGGATTTACCACTGCAGTGCCAATACCATTCGCAGTAGGAGATAAAGTATTTGTAGAAAATACAGGCGTATCCACTGGAAATGGATTCAACTCAGCTGACTATGGTTATAAGTCGTTTACTCTTACTGGCGTAAACACTGCATTCGGAAACGTAAATCAAGCAACACTTACATATGAGGTTGACAGAGATCCTGGTGTTCACGACCTTGGAAAATACGGTGTGGTTGTCAAGGATAAAGATCTTGCTAAGTTCAAGGTCAATCTAATTGAAAGCACATTTCTAAATGGTGAACCAGTTGTGTCATCATCAGGTCAAGAGTCAAGAGTTATCATAGGAAAAGGTAAAACAAGAAATACTTTAAGAATTGATTCTCTTGTAGGATTCAATGTTGGTGATGTTATCACTGGTAAGTTCTCTAAAGCAGGTGGAACAATTGACTCATCACAAGCATATGAAGGATACTTTACTCTCGACACATCATCTGAAAAAGCATTTGGTTGGGAGAGAGATACAGGTAAACTAAATGATTTTTATCAAAGAGTTCAAGATAATGATTACTATCAATACTTTGCATACTCGCTCAAGAGTTTTGTTGGCATTAATAGTTGGAGTGAACCAGTCGACTCTCTCGCTCACATAGCAGGGTTCAAGAAACACTCTGATCATCTTATAAATTCTGTACCAACCACCAGTTCACAACCTGCTGGTATATCATCAGGTGCAGGTAATGTTGTTGTTATTGATGCACAAGCGTCATTACTAGACACTCATAACTTCGATCTTGTAAGTGAGAATACAAACCTTGATGAAAATATAAGTGACGAAGTTCAATTCTTATCTGGTAGATTTGGTGATGGACTTATTTGTAAGACAAACCGTGTATTAGAATTAGATGATATAAGTCCACAATTCTACTCTGATCCTAACCTTGTAAGATCTGTAGAATTAGATACATTTGACATGTTGACAGGAGGTCCTGCAGGTGATGGTATAAGTGCTGTCAAATATTACGCTCAAGTAACTCTTGACGTATCAGCAGGTATATCATTCAATGCAACTCAGTATTCAGAATTTGTTGTATTCCATGATGGCACAAATGCTTATCTAAACACCTATTCAGAATTATCTGACTCTGATGACCTTGGAGAATTTAGTGCTGAGACAAACGGACCTCTTGCAAGTGTGTTGTATATACCTAACAATTCAGCATTAGAATATGATATTACATTCCATAAAGAGATAATTACGAATGGTGTTGGTGTAGCATCTACCGCATTTGGATTAGTTGAATACAAAGGAGTTACAAAATCTCTAGCAGTAAGTAACACTCTACAAGATGTTGATGAAGTGGATGCAACCATGTATAAATCTGGCAGTATTTTAGTGTCAGCTAGAGGTCCTAGTGGCGAAAAAGAAATAGATGAATTCTTATGGTTGATTGATGGTTCAAACAATGTCATATTCACAAACACTGGTAAAATGGATGCTGATACAGACATCGGTACATTTTCTTTAGACAATACAAGTGATGTATTGAAATTGCAACACACTCCTCCTGTGGGAATGGCAGTAACAGTATCTTCTCTTGTCAGGGCAGTAGGTGTGGCACAAACTCATGCAAACTCAGGCATAGTTGATGAGTATCATATAGGTGACACTATGTTAGACAGCACATTTATACAACTGCCTGCTAATGGGTCTCCTAGTGATCAAATAATATCTGAAAAATCATACGCCAATTACACCACATGCAGATTCCATGTTGAAATACACAATACAACTGATGATGAGTATTCAGTATTCATAGTTGGATCAAACTCATTTGGTGGGAATGCTACATTCAATACTTACAATAATCTATTCACATCTGACAGTGAAAAACGTAATATGTCAAATACTAGCATACATATTACTAGCACAAATACGCAGTTGAAATTCTTACCTGTTGCTAACAAAGCGTATACGATAAGAACACATGAATTGAAGATTGATAAACCAGATTCAGTTTCAAGCAACACAACCGTAACGTACTAATGACATTTCAATTAGCGTCAGTCAATAAACAATTCAATACTGCAAGTGAGAGTTTTCAAACCTCTTTTAGGTTGACACACAAAGGTGACCAACTATTTTCTCATGAGTTTGACGCTGGTGCAGCATCTGATGTATTGATTGGTAAAGATACTTTTGTTATAAAGAATCATTTTTTTACCACTGGTGAAGAATTGACATATGAAGCGTTTGCTGGCACACCTGTTGGTATAGATCATAATAGTCCTGGTGTTGGTGCAGCAACAACATTACCATCAACTGTTTTTGTTATAAAATTAGATGAAAATAAATTTAAAGTTGCTGCGACTAGAGACTTAGCTGTGTCAAGTGATCCAATAGGTTTGACAACAGTTGGTGTTGGCACAACACAAAGTTTCACCACTCAAAAATTAGATACTAAGTGTATTGTCACTATTGACAATGTAATACAATCACCTCTTCTTGAAAATACAAACGTATCAACAACTTTGAAGAGCACGATGTTCAATCGTGAAGCAAGATTTACAGATCCTAATAAGTTTAAAAATTATGATATTATAAAAATGGGTAATGAGATCATGCGTATCCAAGTGATTGGGTTTGGTACACATGCTGACAACGTATTGGTGGATCGAGCATGGATGGGCACTCAAGAAGAAGCACACTTAGTAAATGATCCAGTGCAATTAGTGAGAGGTGATTACAATATAAGAAAAAACAAAATACATTTTGCTGACACACCGTTTGGTGGCACTAGACAAACAATTGGAATACAGTCGGGTGCGGTAAATGTATCTGCAAGTAGATTTACAGCGTTGACTGAGGTATTCAGCACTGGCACACAAATAAAACTAAGATCAAGAACACCACCTGCACCTCTTGTAGGTAACAATGATTATTTCATAATCAAAAATGGTAATAATGATTTCTCATTTGCAAAGGACAAACCTAGTGCTTTGACAGGTGTGGGTATCACCTTGACATCTGCAGGTATTGGCACACACAATCTCCTTGTAGCTGACGTGGTGGATGGTAGTGAGTTTCAAGGTAGAGCATTTATGAGATCTGATTACAGAGGTAACTTTGTGCTCGATGATATATCTGGTGGGTTTACAGGTGTGGGTAAAACTTTTACTCTAACAAGTAATGGTTCAAACATCACTGGCATCAATACTGATTTTGGTGTCATACTCATCAATAATGTATTCCAAAAACCAGATACAGATTATGGATACAATGAACATTCAGGTATCACATCAATTACTTTTACTGGAAACGACATAGCAGGTCAAACTGAGACTTACAGCACATCTGATGTCAATGCAAATAGATTACCCAGAAAAGGTATCATAGTTGGGTTGGGTAATTCTCAAGGATTTGGATACCAGCAATTACAAACTGGGTTTGGAACTGCTGTGGTATCGGGTTTTGGTACCATAACTGTCGCTATGGGATTTACTGGTGGTGGATACAGGTCAGCTGGAACACAATTTAGAGTAAGAGTGATAGGTGGTAATCCAACAACATCAGCAGCAGGTACATTTTCTATACAAGACGGAAGAATAAAAAAAGTTTTTATGGATGGAACGCCAGGTGTAGGATACACATTCACAAATGTACCATTGCTTGAATTTGATTCACCATATGCTTATGATGATATAAAACTGATAAGTGGTAACACTGGTGTGGGTGCTTCAGTATCAATAAAAATTGGTGTGGGTGATAGTATATCAGAACCTGTAATTACAAATACTGGATATGGTTTTACTGTGGGAGAAGTCCTTACAATAGCAGGCATACCTACAAACTTTAGTGCTGGAACTAATTTTCAACCTGCTACATTCACTGTTACTGAAACAAGTGATGATAAGTTTTCAGGATGGGTATTAGGTAAATTCCAAATACTTGATAATTTCTCTAATGAATTCAATAGTAGTAAAACTCAGTTTACACTGAGAGAAAATGGTGAACCAATTAGTATTGAGAAGACACCAGGTAGTCCAATCAGTCTTGATGATGTATTATTAATATTCATAAATGATGTGCTACAAAAACCTGGCAAGGCATATACCTTTGAGGGTGGAACACAACTCAAATTTACAGAACCACCACCAACAGGTGCATCATTGCAAGTTTTATTCTATAGAGGAACTGACGCTGACATCATCAACGCTGAAGCAGTAGAGACTATACTAAAGGGTGACATTATAACAATTGAAAGTCCATCAAAAGATAGGTCTTTGTTGAAACAAGACCCTAGGATTATAAGAGAGGTGGTATCAAGAGACACATTACAAACTACAATCTATAAGGGACAAGGTATCACAGCATCTAAAACACCGCTTAGACCTGTGACATGGAGAAAACAAGAAGATGACAAGTTCGTTGATGGAGTCAAGGTAAGTAAGGCAAGAGGGTTGTATGTTGGTAGAGTTCAACCTGCAACTAGACTCATAGCTGGTGTAGGTACAACATCTACTGTGATGTACGGACAATCAGGTGTCATTGGATTTACAAAAACTGAAGATCCAAATGTTACTGAGTTTGATATAAAAATTGTAGATACAGATAAAGACAACACTGGATTTGGTACGACTGGATTCACTAACCCTTACAGATCTCTTGAGTCTGTGACAATGGAAGGTGATGACGGAGTTATAGTTGGTGTTGGATCTACTGCGAAAGGTCTACAATTTGAATTCTCTATACCTACTAACTCAGTCCTGAGAGATAATGCGTTTGGTGGGTTTACTGAGACTGGTATAGGCACAGGTGATTTCTTCCTTGTAAGTAGATCAAATATTGGATCAGGAGTGACAGCGATGTCACTTGACGGTTCAACAACAGTTGGTATTACTACAATTGCTGTGGATGGTGTATTCCAAGTTAGCAACATAGCAAGAGTAGGTGCAGGTTCAACAATAAGGGTATTCACAGAGGTTGCATCAGGTCATGGAGTAAATGTGACTGGACTAAGTTCAGGTGCAGGCAACTTCTATGGTGCATATTCTTACGCCAAATTTACAACGGGAGCTGTAGGTTTAGCGTTTACTGTCAATCCTTTGAATGGTCTCACTGGATTATCAACTGCTCCTCAAATTCAGAGGACATCGAAATTGTCACTGGATTACACATAAATAACAATTACGAACTAATTTAGTTTCAAAATAATGCCAGCGATCATCACTGATCAGATAAGAGTATTGAATGCGACGAATTTCGTTAGCGGAATTTCGACAACCGACAATAGTTATTATGTTTTCATAGGATTACCAAATGCAACCTCAGTTGCATCGGATTGGAACACAGCAACTCCTTCTCCTATTGATAATTTTGACGAGCATGATAATGTATACGATTCTCTAATTTCTGCCAAAAAAATAACTTCAACAGATGTGTTGAGAGTAATCAAAAAGATTACATGGGAAACAGGAACGATATATGAGATGTATCGTCCAGATTATAGTATTGATAGGTTGAGTCCACAGACAAACTCATCAAGTTTGTATAAAGCAAACTTCTATGTCATGAACTCAGATTTCAGAGTATATGAGTGCATATACAATGGTGCTTCACCATCTAACAGTGGTGGTGGTGTTATATCTCTTGAAGAACCCACACATACAGATTTGCAACCTAGATTAGAAAGTGATGGTTATGTTTGGAAATATCTTTATACTATAAAACCAAG